CTAATTTATAGCACTGGCGGGGGGAAAATCAATTTTGCTGTGGTTGGATAATTCAGGGGAAAAATCCCTTTCTCTTAAGGTCAAGTTGGTAGCAACAAATAGCTTGACAATGGTGAGTAACGGTGTATAATATGCCTCCATATTGTGGATTTTCGTGCACGGACACAAAACTAAAAACTCGTTGTAGCGCTTGTACATAGCCCGCCTCGTGCGGGTTTTTTATTGCCTGCTTTTTAAGCGGGTTTTTTATTATCCGTCGAAGCCTAATATTATCCATGCACAGTATCAAATAAGAAAAATCGGCAAGTAAGTTGTTTTTTTACTTGTAGTAGCAGGGGTAATGAAACTTTGGCAGAAGATAAAAATGTTTGCAAGAAACTGTACCCTGGCTATCGGGTCAGGAAATAATTGAACCGGTATGATCGATATGTCGTGCCTGCCTATTGGCCTTACAGCTTCATTTATTGATGTCAGAAGACGAAGCGAAGCTGAAACAGTGCGATAGGCTCGGTGCTTCAATAAACATCCCCTGAGTCTCGTTCATCACCTCGATCCTTGCAACCCAGATCAGAGCGAATGAGAGACAAAGGAGGGCCTAGGATCAGCTTATTCATATGTTCAGTTAATTCTAAACCCGTATCCGGTCTTTGCAGTAACAGTCAACCCGCCTGGAGCGGGTTTTTTTATGTCCGCTTCTCGCGGATTTTCGAGGCAATAATACAAATGTTTATCAGAAAATGATTACGGCACTCAAACCAGTGATTAACGCCATCGAACCAGTAATTGAGGCAATCAGACCAAGGATTACGGTAATCCTGACTGCCATTTTTGCAGCGTTTGCTTTTACCGGTGGATACTTTGTCAGTGATTGGCGATCTGCATCGCAGCTGCAGCGCTTGAATTCGCAGAATGCAATATTGTCGGCGGCAAGCGAAAAGTGCGCATTGGATATCCGATCGGTGAGGACAGCGATGAGTACGCTGACAGAAGTGGCGGCTGAGAGAGAGAAGAATGCAACTGAGGCAATGCGTCATGCGGCGGCTGTTGCGGCAAAGCACACGAGTCGCGCAAAGAAAATCCGTGCCCTTCCAGCAGTAGCAGCCGAACATCAATATGAGGCAATCACGAGAGAGCAGATAGAGTATGTGCAGAGCCGCCATCAGACCGATTAGATCCAACCCCGCGTATTCCCGTAGCACCTCCTCGCGACTCAATCGCTGCCTACCAGTCCACCTGGCGCTAGTTTTTGCGACCCTATTGGCCGGTTGTGCGGGGAAGCCGGTGATTCAGACTCAGGTGATCGAGAAACCTGTTGCTGTCCCTTGTCTCGTTGACAGTCCACCCGAGTGCAAATCGGCCTACGCGGTTGATCGCGTGTCAGTCAAGGACGACCCTCTGACGATCAATAGAGCGCTACGTACGGAAATAGAAGAAAGATCGGCATGTGAGGTCAAATTACTTGCCGCATTGAGAGGATGCAAGAAGGGTATGAGGAGCATGTAAAAGGAAATGGAAAGGGAAGCGCTGATAAAGCCGGCCATGTGTAAATTTGAGGGTGAAGTATCCAGCGAGGAAGCAGAAAAAGGTGCAGTAAGCGTAGAGCCCGCGAGTCCGAAAAAGAGCAGTCGAGCCATAAAGAGGCGTGAGGTACTTGATGCGATCTTTGCTGGCATTTCACTTGGAAAATCGGCTCGTGCGATGTGTGTGGAGGTCGGTATCAGTCAGAGGGTTTTATGGAACTGGCTGGCGAGTGACGAAGAACTCATGCGCCAATATCAACGCGCCAAGGAGCTTTGCGTGGATGCCTATGCGGAGGAAATCATCGAAATTTCGGACGAGGGATCGAGAGATACGTATGTTGATGAAAAGGGACGGGAGGTCATAAACCGGGAGGTTATTGCGCGTGCGCAATTGCGCATCGATGCACGCAAATGGTATGCCGCCCGGCTTGCACCAAGGAAATATGGCGACAAATTACCTGCTACCAACGAGGGCGGCGATGCCAAGAAATCTGTGCATAACATTGCGATAGCTTTTGTCGCTCCGGAAGATAGAGGCAATGAGCCAAATGTGTCGTCGTAAATGGCGGCTCAAGTGATATGACCCCCCATAGAGCTGAATTTCCGATAAAGCTCAGGTTTTTGTTTGAACCGGCACGCTACAAGATTTTATACGGGGGAAGAGGGGGTGCAAAAAGCTGGGGCGTTGCCAGGGCATTATTGATTCAGGCGGCTGCAACCCCATTGCGCATCTTGTGTGCGAGAGAGTTTCAGAATTCTATCGTCGAATCCGTGCATCATTTATTGAAAGCACAGATAGAGGCCATCGGCTTAAACTCATTTTACGAGGTGCAAAATAACGTTATACGGGGAACAAACGGTTCCGAGTTCATCTTTGCCGGTCTGCATAGCAACATAACCAGGATCAAGTCGTTCGAGGGTGTGGACAGGGTCTGGGTGGAAGAAGCCCAGACAGTGAGCAAGACAAGTTGGGATACGCTTATTCCGACTATTCGTAAAGAGAGGTCGGAAATCTGGGTGACTTACAACCCTGAGCTCAATACCGACGAGACTCATCAGCGATTTGTAGTCAATCCTCCTGCTGGCGCTGTCGTAGTAAAAATCAATTGGAATGACAACCCATGGTTTCCGGAGATACTGCGACGGGAGAAGGATGAACTGAAAGCGCGTGACCCGGATGCTTACCAGAACATATGGGAAGGGAATTGTAGGGTAGCGCTGGAGGGAGCGGTTTATGCGAAGGAGCTTCGATTGGCACAGGAAGAAGGAAGGATACGAAGCGTGCCATATGATGAGGCAAAGCCGGTACACACCTTCTTTGATCTCGGTTGGGCCGACAACACCAGCATCTGGTTTGCGCAGACTGTTGGCAACGAACTCAGATTGATCGATTACTACAGTAATAGCCAGATGCCAATTCAGCATTATATCGGAGTGCTGCAAAACAAAGGGTATATGTATGGTACAGACTGGTTACCGCACGATGCCAGAGCCCGGACGCTGGCAACCGGACGCAGCGTGGAGGAAATTATGGTTGCGGCGGGGCGAAAAGTAAGAATCGTGCCAAATCTCTCCATCCATGATGGTATCAACGCGGCGAGAACGGTCTTTCCACGTTGCTATTTTGATGAGCTGAATTGTGCAGAAGGCCTGCAGAGCCTGCGGCATTATCGATTTGATGTCGATCCTGATTCCGGTCAATTCAGCGCAAGGCCCTTACATGATTATCACAGCCATGCAGCCGATGCCTTTCGCTATTTTGCCGTGGCAATCGAGGAGGATAAACCGGCTGTGAGCGCACGAGGTATTAATATGAAAGGTTGGCGGGCATGACTGAGGCAGGTGTTACGGCAGATATTTCGATTGAGGCTTACGACAAAATATGCCGGGATATTCGGGATCAACCGAAGTGGCGGTCGGATTCGGACACGGACTGTGATTATTACGACGGCGCACAGACCAGTTCGGAGGTGATCGAACGACTGAAGATGGCCGGTATCCCGCCTCAGGATTCCAATCTGATCAAACCGACGATCAACGCAGTATTGGGGTTGGAAGCGCGTAGCCGAGCGGATTACAGGGTGACGGCGGACGATGAGAGTCAGGCAGAGATTGCGGAAGGTCTTTCCGCAAAAATCAAGGAGGCCGAGACCGAGTCACGCGCTGACCGGGCCATGTCGGACGCGTATTCCAGCATGATTCGGGCGGGCATTGGGTGGGTAGAAATATCCCGGGAATTTGATGCGCTCAAATATCCATATCGTATCCGGGAGGTGCACCGTAACGAAATTTATTGGGACTGGAGTTCAAGGGAGCCGGATTTGTCCGATGCGCGATATCTGCGACGCGATAAGTGGATAGACCGGCTTCAGGCTGCACTTATGTTCCCTGACCGGGCGGAAATCATTGCAAATAGCTGGAAGGGATGGAACGGAACCGACGTATACGAAGGTTATGACAATGGCTTGGCGAGAGCGTATGAAATCGAGCAGGCCTGGAATCGCAACCAGGAAGATTACCTGAACCGGAACTCGGGTATGGTCAGGCTCTCCGAGTTATGGTATCGGCATTTCGAGGATGCATACGTCCTGGTATTGCCCGATGGAAAGATAATCGAATACCGCGAGGATAACCCATATCATCAGGCAGCGGTTGCCCAAGGTCTCGTGCAGGCCCAGAAATCGGTTCTCACCAGGATGCGGGTCTCGATCTGGTTGGGGCCGCATAAACTCATGGATGTTCCGAGTCCATTACCTCATTCAGATTTTCCATATGTTCCATTCTGGTGCTTTCGCAAGGATAGGAGTCGAGCTCCTTACGGATTGATTCGTGATATGCGGGGACCGCAGGATCAGATTATCGATCTGGATATTCTTCTCTATGAAGTCCTCAATTCGGTAAAAGTCGAAGTGGACAATGATGCGCTCGATCTCAGCCAGAATTCTTATCAGGAGGTTGCGAATAATATAAGCAGTCTGCGCTCGATGACCATCCTCAACTCTCAGCGAAGGAATACCAGTGGCTTCAGGGTAATACGTGAGCATCAGCTTGCGGCTCAAGTGTTTCAGCTCGTGCAGGAACGCAAGCGCAGGATCGAGGAAGTGGGCGGAATCTACCGCACTATGCTGGGAGCGCATACCTCAGCAAGCAGCGGTGTTGCGATCAACAGTCTGGTGGAGCAGGGGTCGACCGTGTTGGCGGAGCCCAATGATAATTTTCGCCATGCTCGCCGACTTGTTGGCCAGCAACTTCTTGCGCTGATCAAGGAGGATCTGATTGGAAGACCCGCTCAAATTACAGTCCAGCAAGGTAATAAACCCAAGGTGGTTTATTTCAATCGCCAGTTGGATGACGGGTTGGTACACAACGACATTGCTTCTGCAATGGTCAAAGTTGTGCTTGAGGATATTCCTGCTACTCCGACATTTCGGGCGCAGCAGTTGCAAGCCATGTCGCAAATCGTACAAGCTGCGCCCCCTCGGTTCCAGGCCGTACTTTATCCGGTAATGCTCGAGCTGTCCAATGTCCCGAACCGGCATGAGTTGGCCCATCAGTTAAGGCAAGTGGCCGGCATCGACGATAATCCCCGATTCCAGGCTTTGCAGCAGCAAGTGCAGCAGATGATACAGGAGGCGCAAGGGCAGATTGATGAGTTGCAGCAGAGATTGGGAGAGGCTGAGCAGCAGCTTAAGGATAAGGCATGCGAACTTGACTTGAAAGCGTATGCGCAGGCGCATAAAGAGGATATGGATGATGCGAAACTCCGTCTGGAGGCGGAGAAGATTGCTGATTGTCATATAGGTAACGCATTATCCGCATAAAAGGAGTAACAAGATGATTCGGTTTCTGAATGATGAAACTGTGGCGGGATACAGATACGGTAAGGGCGCAATTTCCAGGTTTGATGATGTGACTGAGGCGATTTTGATCGCTCAAGGTGATGCTGAAGATTATCCGGCAGTTACTAAGCCGGTAGAGGTACTGTCGAGTTCGGCTGTGGCTGCCTCATGCGCCTTGACAGCGGCGGATGAAGTTTTGGGGTCGTTTACGGTTCATGCGGGAATCATCGGCGTCAACAGCATCCTCCAGATCGAGCCGGTGTGGACATTCAGCAGTAGCGCGAACAACAAGATTCTGAAAGTCAGGGTTGGTAGTGTGACAGTTTACAGTGCCACCCGCACTATGTCTGTCAAAGAAGCGCCACTGATCGTTCTGGCAAATCGTAATTCCCTGACGTCGCAAATACAACCTTACGACAATGCGTACGTAACGGCAGGATCGGATACTCCAGCAACTTACACTATTAACTTTGCAAACAGTGTGACGGTCGATATTACCGGACAGAGAGCAAGCAATGGCGATGCGCTTAAACTCGAATACTATCGAGTGCTGCATTTCGTGGGGGATTAAATGGCAGAGTGGTTCATTCGTCCTGACACGTCACACAGCGGAACGCGCAACGGGCAGTCTTATGATTTTGCCTGGGGAGGCTGGTCTGAGATTGTTTGGGGCAGTGCGGGAGTGGTCGGCGGTGATACTCTCTACGTGTGCGACTCACATTCATATGCCGCAATCCTTACCATAGGTGCGCACGGCGCAACGTCAGGCAGCCGCGTGACTATTCGGGGGGATTACACGGGCCATCCGGGTGTAATCACGTTTTCTTCCGGAACTTACTACATTGATGCCAACAGAAATTATACGACTATAACTGCGCTGACAATCAACGCGGGGAATAACGCTTGCATCTCTCCAGGGGGCGCACCACTAAAAGCCCTTTGGATCACAAACTGCACATTTTCGTGCGGCGCAGAAGCTGCAATCAGATTCAGGACATTCAATACCTGGGCCTACGAAGATTGCATCATCAGCGGGAACTCTTTCAACGGGGGCTCAGGCTCGACTGGTGGCTCTGCAATCCAATGGTATAACACGGCAGCCGTGGTGAGTACGATAAGCAACCTTCAGATTTACGGCAACACTTTTACCAACTGCTCATCGCAACGAGCCGTGATCCTGCTCAGGGCGCTGAATACGGTAGCCGTCGGGACCAAGCTGTCTGACATTGTGATCCGGGACAATACCTTTACCAATTGCTCTGCGGTCGCGGTGGAGGCGTATGGGCCGGAAACATATGGAGTGCATGCGGGAATACGAGTTTACAACAACAGGATAACCAACCAGTCCCAAGTCGGTATTTTGGGCGGCGGGTTTTCAATTGGTGGCTTTGGGCCATCAGCAACCCCGGGATTCGGCACAAACGACATTTACAACAACTGGTGTTCAGGGCTTCACGGGTTAACAGGCTTCTGCAACCCGATGTATGGGACATACCGCATTTTCAATAATTACGCGGAGAACATTACCAGTACTGACATAGATGGGTGCGGTGTGCTGTTCGATCATCAATGCAAGGATTCGGTGGCTTTTTCAAACGAATTCAGAAACATTACCGGCGACAGTTCGACCGGCAACTACAGAAGCGGATTCGGCATACTCGTACTTGATGCGACGAATGTAACAGCCTTCGGAAACTTGATCGTAAATTGCGTGACGGGTATTGCATTCGGAAACAAGGGTCCGGGGCAGTCATCTAATATTCACAACAATACTTTTGTTAATTGTTTCCAAAGTGGCGTGTATCTCGTCGGTGGCGCTAACAATACGACAAATATTGTGCGCAACAACATATTCACCACAAACAACAAGGCTCTTCCGGCAGTGAAGGTAGATTCGGCTGCGTGGACCGGCGAATCTAATAACTGCTTTTATGGATTTGGCGCACCATCCAAGCATACTCTGGCAGCATCGACAATTACAGCCGATCCACAACTGAATAATTCCTATCGCCCTCTGGCAGATGCGACAAAGCGCAAAGGCGTTTACCTAGGGGGCAAGGACTTCTACGGAAAACAGTTTTATAACACTCCCAATATTGGGGCAGTGGAAGACGTAACGAACACCCCGCGTTATACATTGAGATATAGATAGAACCAAACAGATCAATCAGGAGCCGCCTCTGGAAACATTGGCGGCTTTTTATTGGCTTTCGCTCATGCGAATGCGCTAGCGGCGATTATGCAGTTGTAGTGTTGAAACCCCTGATCAATGTGCTTCTTGTGCTTGCTCGGGGGTTTCTTTTTGAACCCTGCTCAAGGCAGGCCCGCTCACTGGGTTAAGTAGTTTGGAGGAAAGATGGAAGTGGATCAGCTTAATTCGCAAATCTTACCCCGGAACAAATCGAGATATCGGAAAGCGGCTTGGGCAAGCTTGCGGAGGTTCTAGGCAGGCAGGAAGCACCGGAGGAAGAGGAAAAGGAGAAATCCGGCCCCGATGTGAAGGATGCCATGCTCAGCAAGGAGAGCGACGATGAAGGTGAAGATAGTCTGTCATTCTGAACAAGAGCGGCAAGGGAACTGCTCCCTATAGAAGCACAAGGAGTTGCGGGTAGAGAACTATTTAATATTTGGATAAACGGAAAGGGCAAATATGATTCGATTTCTGAGCGATACAACTTTATCAGGATATCTTTACGGGAAGGGAACTGCTGTGTCCTTCGATAAAAGTGTTGAGGACAGTCTGATAGCACTGAAGAGTGCTGAAGCGTACGATCCTGACGGATTCCATCCTTATTACCACTTTCACGGCTTCACGGGAAACCAGGTTGCAGACGACGATAAATTTTACGATCTGACAGGAATAAACCATGCTTCGCGCGGCGTAAACCTGTCGGTCTCGCAACTGTGGACGCCGAATTCCGGCTATGCGTCCACGATTGACCCGGCAAGCGGTGCAACCGATTCCGTATTGCGCATTCCCAATCTGAACTATGACTATGCGGGTGGCGAGAAGCTGATTATCTGGTGGCTTGGCAAGGTTACGGCAGAAACAATACCTGCCCGGATGATGGGCGATGGTTATGGTACGTCCCCAGGACAGGGAGGCATTCGTATCGCATTATACACAACCGGATTTGTCGGTTTCGTACTGTCGGGTGCTACCGAAGTTTACTCTTCAAATGGGCACAAGAGCATTTCCGGCGGCGTGCACAGTTTTGCCATAGCCATAAGCGGTGGTGGGCAGAAGGGGCAGCACGGCATATGGGTGGACGAGGAATATTCATTCTCTGAAGGCTCATATACCTCGCTAGCCGGCGGGATAGATACACGCAATTCCAACACGTTCAACATCGGCACATCCTACCCTGCGTCTGCCAAATCCACTTTGGGTATCGCAACGGCTACGAGGGCTTTGGTAATACTCAAGCTTCCTGCCAGCTATCCCATGCCTTCTGTGGGAACTCTGACAAGTGTTTTTCAACAGCTTCGCTCGAATCCGGGCAATCCCATTTTGAGGAGCGCGTTCTGATGACTCAGTTATCCAATTTTCCTCTTGACGTCGACTTCGCCGGTACGTATTTACAGGCAAATGGCATCGAGGGCCCGGGAAATAAGATGCTGAGCGGAATTTCTGATCGACTTGAGATTATCAACGGAGCAGCCAGAACAACGTTATACGGTGCGGACCGGCAAACAAACTACGGGTACAGAACCGAAATACGACTCGGAACATTTCCTAATTCCGGCGAATGCTGGTCCTCAGTAGATTTCATGATTGATCCCTCGTGGACAACTAACGGAGTTTCTGGTCTCGGTTCCTGGTATCCGACACCGGATGCCGGGGAAGAGTTGCTTGTTAAGCACGTCAATATCGGTTTGCGTCTCGTGAATAGAGATACGCTCTTTGTGAATGTCCCTGCTGCGGTGTTGCCTGCTGTAAGTAGTACGGGCAAGACAGTTGCGATTGCCAAGATACAGCAAGGGCAGTGGCATACTGTAACGATCAGAGTAAATCTGCAAACAACTGCTGTTGGATGGCGCGAGGTTTATCTGGACCACGTGAAGATTTTCGGGGAATACAACGTACCCACGGCTTATGAGGACGCAGTTGGTCCCAGTTTCAAGATGGGGCCAAGAACGCTCGTCCAGGACTATGACAAGGTGAGAATGTGGGTACGGAACGCCAAGCAATGGATTGGCAATGAAAGTTTCTCGACGGTGATGAGGGAAGCGCCAGTGTCGCCCTCGAGAATGCTGCGGCAATAACGTTTTAATCAGACTCTATCGAGCCGCCTCTGGAAACAGTGGCGGTTTTTTTATTTGGATAAACGGAAAGGGAAAGGGTAAATATATGATTCGATTTCTGAGCGACACAACTTTGTCAGGATATCCTTACGGGAAGGGAACTGTTGCGTCCTTCGATAAAAGTGTTGAGGACAGTCTGATAGCACAGAAGAGTGCTGAAGCATACGATCCTGACGGATTCCATCCTTATTACCACTTTCACGGCTTCACGGGAAAGCAGGTTGCAGACGACGATAAATTTTACGATCTGACAGGAATAAACCATGCTTCGCGCGGCGTAAACCTGTCGGTCTCGCAACTGTGGACGCCGAATTCCGGCTATGCGTCCACGATTGACCCGGCAAGCGGTGCAACCGATTCCGTATTGCATATTCCCAATCTGAACTATGACTATGCGAGTGGCGAGAAGCTGATTGTCTGGTGGCTTGGCAAAGTCACACCCGAGGGTTCGGTCGCTCGAATGATGGGCGATGGTTATGGTACGTCCCCAGGACAGCGGGGCATTAATATTGTATTGCAAACAACCGGACTTGCCGGTTTCGTACTGTCGGGTGCTACCGAAGTTTACTCTTTAAATGGGCACAAGAGCATTTCCGGCGGCCTGCACAGTTTTGCTATAGCCGTAAGCGGTGGGGCGCAGGGGGGGCAGCACGGCATATGGGTGGACGAGGAATATTCATTCTCTGAAGGCTCATATACTTCGCTAGCCGGCGGGATAGATACACGCAATTCCAACGCGTTCAACATCGGCACATCCTACCCTGCGTCTGCCAAATCCACTTTGGGTATCGCAACGGCTACGAGGGCTTTGGTAATACTCCGGCTGCCTGCCAACTATCCCATGCCCTCCGTGAAAACTCTGACAAGTGTTTTTCAACAGCTTCGCTCGAATCCGGGCAATCCCATTTTGAGGAGCGCGTTCTGATGACTCAGTTATTCAATTTTCCTCTTGACGTCGATTTCGCCGGTACGTATTTACAGGCAAATGGCATGGAGGGGCCTGGAAATACCATGCTGGCCGGGATGAGCGATCATATCAAGATTGTGGATGGAGCGGCACAACTGACGCTGTATGGCACAGACGCAGAAACAAATTTCGGTCATAGAACCGAAGTCAGTTTTCCTGCATTTCCTAATTCCGGCGAATGCTGGTCCTCAGTAGATTTCATGATTGATCCTTTGTGGACAACTAACGGGGTTTCTGGTCTCGGTTCCTGGTATCCGACACCGGATGCCGGGGAAGAGTTGGTTGTTAAACACGTTAACATCGGTCTGCGCATTGTCGATCAGGAAACGCTTTTTGTGGCCGTCCCCGCGACTACGCTTCCGGCAGTAACTTCAACCGGAAGGATTGTAGCAGCAAGGAAGGTGGAAAAAGGCAAGTGGCATAACGTCACGATTCGCGCAAATCTACAAACAAACGCTACCGGCTGGCGCGAGGTTTATCTGGACCGCATGAAGATTTTCGGGGAATACAACGTACCCACGGCTTATGAGGACGCAAATGGTCCCTATTTCAAGGTGGGACCAAGAACGCTTTCTCAGGACTATGACATGGTGAGAATGTGGGTACGGAACGTCAAGCAATGGACTGGCAACGAAAGTTTTCCGGCGGTTATGGAGGAAGTGCCAGTGTCGCCCTTAAGAATGCTGCAGCAATAACGTTTTAATCAGACTCTATCGAGCCGCCTCTGGAAACAGTGGCGGCTTTTTTACTGGCTTTCATGCGAACGCTAGCGGCAATTGCAGTAGTAGTCCTGGAAACCTCTGATCAACGCACTTCTTGTGTTGCTCGGGGTTTTTTTGAACCCTGCTCAAGGCAGGCCCGCTCACTGGGTTAAGTAGTTTGGAGGAAAGATGGAATTGGATCAGCTTACGGATGAGCAAATCGCAAATCTTACGCCGGAACAAATCGAAATATTGGAAAGCGACCCGAATAAGCTCGCAGAAATTCTAGGCAGGCAGGAAGCACCTGAGGAAGAGGAAACGGAGAAATCCAGCTCCGATGTGAAGGACGGCATGCCCGGTAAGGCGAGCGGCGATGAAAGTGAAGATGAGCCTGTCGTTCTGAACAAGAGCGGCAAGGGGACCATTCCCTACCAGAAGCACAAGGAACTGCGGGTAGAGAACTCGGCGCTGCGTGAGCAGCTAAAATCCGCGCAAGGCAAACTCGATGAATTCCTGATGCGGAAAGAGGAAGCAAAGGAAGTAGAGACCGTTGCGCTGGATGAAAAACTCAAGACGCACCTGGAGGCTCTGAAAGAAGAAATGCCTCAACTTCATCAGGTACTCAGCGCGCTACTCGAGGGAAGTCGGAAGCAAGGCGAAAGGCTGGAGCAAACGCTGCGGGAGCTGGAGCGCGAAAAGGAGGAATCGGAGCGCACAAGCCAAGTGAGTACTGCAGAGCAAGTCGCCGAGGCAAAGGACAATAACCCAGATCTGGTGCATTGGGAAAGTAATGACCCTGGCGCCTGGGAAGAAGCGCTGAAGCAGGACGAAATTCTGAGAATCAATACGAAGTGGGCAGAAAAGCCTTATGCAGAGCGGTTCCAGGAGGTTGTCCGTCGTGTCAGGGCGATTATGCCGGAAGCCTCCACTCCAAAAAAGAAATCCGATCCGGGAATGATGAAAGCGGATGTGCAAGCCAAGCTTGAGGCAGCCCCGGTGAGGAAGCCTGTAACTCTATCAGACATTCAGGGTGGAGCAAATCCAGCCTCTGAACGTGAGCAGCTTGAGAGTCTGAGCCCATTTGAACTTGCTCAGAAGCTGATGAAGATGCCCACGCATCAGGCGGCAGCCTTGAGAGCCGAACTTGATTAAGGATTATTGATTAAATGGCTGAAACAAACGTAGCAAGCGGAAGTTCACTGGCAGTCAAACATTATAGCGCGGCGCTCTTCGCCAACACGCTCAAAGGATCCACAGCGATTGACAGCCTTGTCGGCCCGGTCGAGCCTTCAGTAGCAATGCAGAAAATTGCCGGTCAAACAAATCCGGGCATGCCTATTGTGCGTATCGATAATTTAATGAAAAGTGCTGGCGATGTCGTATCGCTCGATCTGGTCGATACGGTGGGCGGTGAACCGTTGATGGGCGATGTCAATCGTGAAGGACGGGGCAGTGCACTTTCGTTTTCCTCGATGGAGATCAAGATCGATCTATCCAGTAAGGTCATCGATGCCGGTGGCAGCATGTCGCAGCAACGCACCAAGCATCAGTTGCGTGAAATTGCCCTGGCGCAATTGTCAGGTTATTTTCCCCGTCTCGACGCTCAGGAAACACTGGTGCATCTTGCAGGAGCACGCGGTTCGCAAACGGGTTCGGACTGGACAGTACCGCTTCAAACCGCACCGAACTTCAGTTCCATAATGGTGAACCCCGTGAAGGCCCCTACCTATAATCGTCATTTTGTAGTGAACGGCGCCAATTTGACTTCAGGGGGACAGCAGTTGGGATCCATCGTTTCAACGGATGGCCTGCGCTTGTCGCATCTGGATCTGCTGCGGAAGAGGCTTGATGACATGGACCAGCCATTGCAATCCGTCAAACTGGCAGGGGATCGAGCCGCCCAGACTTCCAAGATGTGGGTATTTCTCGCTACACCCAATCAGTACTCGCTCCTTTTGACCGAAGGTTCGTTACGTGCATTCCAGCAGAACGCCATCAATCGAGCGGCATATTTTGACGAGCGCCATCCGCTGTTTGCCGGTGAGGTTGGGATGTGGAATGGCATTCTGGTGATCAAGAATGAGCGTGCGATCCGTTTTATGCCTGGCGAAAGCACGAAGATAGTTACCGCAGCAAACGCGGCAGCTGCAACAGAAACCGATCAAGCTGTCAATGGAGCATTGACTGCCGGGTACGCGATCGAGCGCGGATTATTATTAGGCGCACAAGCACTGGGTGTCGCTTATGGCAAAACCAGGGTCAGCGGAATGCAGTTCGGATGGAAGGAGCATTGGTATAACTTTGAAAGTAACCTGGAAGTGATGGGTGAGAAGGTTTGCGGCAAAGCGAAAACCCGTTTCTCTATCGACGATGGAACAGGTTTCAAGGTACCGACCGACTTTGGCGTGATTGCGGTTGACTCGGCTGTACCGCTTTAATCCGTTTTAACCAGTTTTATACAGTGAAAGCGGAGTTAATGTCCGCTTTCAACCATCACTTTTTCGAGAGATATAAATGGCTACTTTTAGCGCACCAGATCTGAACAGCAAAGTGATGCCCATGGGCAACTATGGCAACGCCGCAGTGGTTTATGGCACAGCAACGCCCTCATCCGGGGTGGTTGGAAGCATCTATCGTCCGGTCAGAATTCCGGCTGGCATGAGTGTTACGGCGTTACGGATAGTAAATGACGATCTGGATACAGGAGGCACCACGTTTGCTGTAAAAATCGGCTATACCCCAGTCGACTCCGGGCAAGGTCCTGTCGAGGATGATGATTATTTTTCCGCTGCTACAACAATTTTATCCGGTGTGGCTCTGACCGACCTAAGATTTCAACCTATCAAATTCGAAAAAGATGTCTACGTTATCCTGACGGTAACTGCACCGGCCATTGCATTTATTTCGGGCAATATCACTGCAATCGTCACGGGCGAGGCGACAGGCATCAAGTAAAAGCAAGCAGTAATCAGGAAATCAAAGGCGATTCCCAGAGCCTCTGGGAATCGCCTTTTTATTGAGGATTTCATATGCCAAAAGTCAAATATATTGCCACCGGCATCAAGATTGACAGCATCAATGGGGTGGGATTGCGCTGGGAACCGGGCCAAGTGCGGAATGTAAGCGCTGAAGTTACTGAGAGGCTGCTCGTCTACTCCGATACCTGGATTCGCGTCCACGATGAGACGCTGGATAACGTTGTGCCGATCGGGCTGGCGCAAGCAGAGAAACCGGTTGAAGAACCGCTGCCGGTGATCGACTTTCATTCCATGGGTAAAAAAGCCCTGCTTGAGTTTGCCGAGCGCAAATACAACGAACGGCTGGACAAGCGCCAAAACGAGGGAACGATACGGCATAAAGTGATTGCCCTGTTTTCCAAGAACGAGATGCCGGACTAATGCCATTATCATATCAGTCAATTGTCGAGTTGGCTCGCATCCCGCTCAATGACGACGACAAGACGCGTTATCCGGATACCGTATTATTGTCCTTTGCCAATCAGGGGATGCTGCAGATACTCAAACGACGACCGGATCTGTTCATAGGCAGGTTCAACAACCTGCCTGATGGGGAACGCGCCTTGGATGATGCTTTTCCGCTACCCCCTATATACCTCCAGACAGTAGCGGATTATGTTACGGCCAGAGCAGAAATGTCTGACGATGAGCACGTCAATTCCGGCCGTGCCGCACTGTTCATGCAGTTATTCGGCTCCGAGGCGCAACCATGAAATTGTGGAGCGATTTTTATGATCTGCTTATGCCAGAGCTGCCTGGATGTCCTGCAGCTGCAGCCGACAGTGCGTTACGCCAATCTTCTATAGCGTTTTGTGAGCAATCCCTGGCTTGGCAAACCGAGCATCAGCCTGTCTTCGTAATGGGGGGTATTGCAGAGTATCCCTTTTCTCCACCTGAAGGCGCGGCAGTTCATTCCATCATAAATGCAGTGCTGGATGGAGAAGAAATAGAGTCTTTTGCTGGCGAAAAGAACATCACGATCAAAAACTGGAGTCGCCACACTGGCAAACCGCGGTATGTTCTTGGCGGTCCATCTTCGCTGACCCTGATTCCAACTCCGGATAGTAACGCGGTATTGGCAGTAACGGTTACGTTAAAACCTTCGGCCACCAGTACAGGGATTGATGACGGGCTATTCCACGAATACCGCGAAGCCATCATTCATGGCGCGATGGCGCGGCTAATGCTGTCACCTAAAAAGCCCTATACCAATATCCAGCTAGCTGCCTATCATCAGCAACAGCTCATTATCAAGACGGCGGCAGCAGGCATGAGGGTAGCCAGAAGCTATGCCAGAGCGCCCTTCCAGACGGCAATCCTGAGACGAGGATAAAACATGGGACTCAAGTTCTCGAATTTTGGCAAGGCCATTATCAGTTCCGCCCCGAGCGGGACAACAGGATTGAGCTTCACGGTGGAGGCCGGAAAGGGCGTTCTCTTTCCATCGCCCGGCATCGGAGATTATTTCTATGGCATATTCAAGGATGCTTCCGGCAACCGGGAAATTGTGAAAATCGAGGCACGTACGACCGACAGCTTAACCATCGCGCAAGGAGGGCGAGGACTGGACGGTACGGCTCCCCGTACCTGGGCAGCAGGCGATTACTTCGTTGCCGGCGTGACCAACATCGCCTTGCAGGAATCCCTTGCAAATCCAAATCTCCAAGCGCTTGGCGCCCTGGAAACGTCAGCCGATAAGATGGCCTATTTCAGTGGACCGGGCACAGCTGCATTGGCGAATCTGAGTTCCTATATCCGGAGCTTGCTGGATGATGATAATGCAGCGGCTGCAAGAGCGACTCTAGGCGCTGCGCCTGCGAGCCTCATTCCCCCTGGAACCGTTATGTCATTTTTTCAGGCGACGGCTCCGGCAGGCTGGACTCAGGTCACGACGCACCATAATAAGGCACTGCGCGTTGTAGGAAGTGCCGGTGGCGGTTCGGGGGGTTCGGTCGCGTTCACGTCTGCCTTCACGTCGCAGGCAGTTTCGGGTTGGAACAGCGCGACGACATTGACTTCGGCGCAGATACCGGCGCATACGCACACTTTGAGTGTGTATGGGACATCAGGCGGAGGGGCTAACCCCAGCGGTGGGGGAGGTGGAATTATTACCGGAATGCCAATTACAGATGCCGGCACAGGTGGCGGTGGCTCGCACAGCCATATTTTTACCGGCACGGCCATCAACCTTGCCGTGCAGTACATCGACATAATCATAGCGAGTAAGGATTGATGGAAATACGCATAGCGAATTGTCCGCTGGAAGCAAAATGTGAAGAGCTCAAGCTCGAGGATGACAAACCTGTCCTTTATCGATGTCCATGGTATGTGCAGGTTCGCGGCGTAAATACCAATACGGGACAGGAAACCGATTCATGGGGATGCGCTATAGGCTGGTTGCCCACGTTAATGATCAACACTGCCAACGAATCCCGCAAGGGCGCCGCAGCTACAGAATCCTTCCGTAATGAGATGGTGAAGCACAGCGAGAAAACGCAACAGGTGTTGCTTGTGGCAGCGCACATGACCAACAGGAAGGTCCAGGGTAACGGTTTATTGGAGCAGAGCGAGATATGCGAGTGACAATCATTCGGGACGACAGTGTGGTTGGAATCGATGGCGTATTCAGGCGAATCGATTTATCGTCGTTGAGGGCCAACGTGCGCGCTGTTCAGTGGAACGATACAAGCGGCCATATAGAGTATGACGATACTGCAAATACGCTGCTCAGAAACATGGCGGAGTTTCAGCCATTTGTGGATCTATGGAAAACCGCGGCATCAGAACAAATTACCGTGTTGACCGCACCAAGTCCGGATCAAATGAAAGCAGCGGCTGTCGCCCGGATCAACACTGCTTATCAGTCCGACGTAAGGGAATTGACAGCAGTTTATCCAGAGGAAGAAGTTAAAAGCTGGGCATTACAGGAAGGGGAAGCAAAGGCATGGTTTTCGAATCCTCAAGCCCATACTCCCTGGCTGGACAGCGCTGCTGATGCTCGAAATATGAGTAAGGCAGATCTGGCGGCCAAAATTATTGCCAAGGCTGCTGCATTTGCGAGAGTGCATGGCCAACTGACGGGCAAGAGGCAGAGATTACAGGAGATGATCGTTGCGCTTGGCGATTTTCCCACTCGGCAGCAATTGGATGACATCAAGTGGTAAAGCATGATCGAAATTTTTTGAACGAGACAACAAGATGCGGCGTAGCCGCTTTTTTTTTTGCCCGAACGGGCTTTTTTATTCAATACCCAGGAGGAATTATTATGACCATGTTTCGACGCGAACGCATCAAAGCCATCCAGGAAGAGGTGGAAAGTAAACGTGCCGCAGCTGAAGCCCGCGCAGATGGTTTATTGGAAAAGTTGAAGGAATCGAAATGGACCGCTCCAATATTGCTGGGTGCGGTCGTATTTGCAGTAGTTTTATGGGGTTTGTCCTGATCATGGCTGAGGATGAAGGCGACCATGAGGTCGCGACCAGGGTCGAGAGGCGGCGTGGACCATCCACCTACACATTATCCTTCGGTGGAATTATTGCAGTGGCGGGTTTGGTTGCATCTGGCGTAGCGACGTACAACACGGTGCAAAATGATATTGCGACCCTGAAACGAGGCGAGCTGTATCAGGAAAGAACCAATGAACGCCTTGATGAGGAACTCAAATCGGTGAGAGCCGAGCAGCGTGAAACGATGAAGGAATTCAATGACAAGCTCGACAGAATCATCGAGAAATGGGCGAGGGGGAGAAAGGCATGAGGTATTTGCTGGGAGCCTTCTTTCTGGCGTCGTGCACCATGCTTACGCCCCTGGTGACGAATGAACCGCCGGTGACGAACGAAACCCCAATTGAGCCAGACGTTTCGACGGTGCAACCGCAAACATCGATGAATCCCGGGGAGGTTTCGAAGCCAAAATCCAAGCCAGCATCTCCCATTCCGGAAATATCCTCGTGCGCCACACTGAATGCAGGCAATGTGAAGGAGACCATAAAGGCGAAGCTGGATTGCATCACAGAAACTATTCCCTGACACCTGCATACCAATACGCATAAATGAGCATGGAACACGAGGAATCGAAAGATGAGTAAGCCATTGTTTAGCCAAGGCAGGTCCGCTGTAGCGTTATTAGTGTTGGCTGCGTCAACACTGGTTGGAATCGCGGTGAACGAGGGGTATAAGGATGAAGCATATATCCCTGTGCGCGGGGATGTTCCCACCATCGGGTTTGGTACGACCACGGGCGTGAAAATGGGAGACAAGACAACTCCTGAGAGGTCTTTGATCCGATTACTGGATGAAATCGAGGGTGTTTATGCGGCTGGAGTCAGGCGCTGCGTGACTGTGCCTCTATATCAGCATGAGTATGAGGCGTATGTGAGCCTCGCTTATAACATCGGTGTCGGTGCATTCTGCCGAAAAGCCTTACCTGGAAAACCGCCTAATCTTATCGATCTGCTCAATGCCGGACGGTATGCGGAAGCGTGTCAGCGGATAGAGGCATTCAAGTATGGCCCCGGCAAAAAAGTACTGCCGGGGCTCGTGAAGAGGCGTGCTAAGGAACGGGCATTATGCGAGGGACGAGGAACTGATTTACAGCAGGATAGCTCTCCCGGAACAGGAGAGCTGGCGGGGTGAGCGCATTCAGGATTTCCGGATTCTCCGGCCTTGTGCCGCGGCTGGCAAAGCACTTGCTCAGCTCGAACCAGGCGCAGACGGCGACCAATTGCAACCTTGCCGCTGGCGACTTGCGGCCCAGGAACGCGCCGCTACTTGTTTTCTCTCCCCAGATCAATGGTGAAATCCAGTCGATGTTCAGGATGGAAAAGGATGGGAGCGAAAAGTGGCTCGTCTGGAGCAGGGATGTCGATGTAGCCCGTTCGCCTGTTGCAGGGGATACGCTTCAGCGATTCTACTACACGGGTGACGGGGAGCCGCGCACCTCCAATTTTGAAATGGCAACAGCGGGCGCCAATGCTTATCCGTCCACCTGCTATGTACTTGGGGTTACACCCCCGGTTAGCGAACCACTGGTGACTGCATCGGGTGGCAGCGGAGTAATGACTTCCCGTGCCTATGTTTATACATTTGTCACGCAATGGGGAGAAGAGTCGCAACCTTCCCCCGCTTCGATAGCGACCAGTGGAAAGACAGACGCACCCTGGATGATTTCAAATCTAGACGCAGCACCCCCCAATTCCGGGACAATTACTGCTGTTTCCAGGAATTCTCCAGTTGCCGGCCAAATGGAAATCAACCTCGATACCGTCTTTGGTTTAAGAGCGCACGAGGAAATCCAGTTTGAATCGGTATCGGGCATGACTGACTTGAACGGTCAATTCATTCTGATAAGCGTGGATCCGGTAACTAAAAAGGTGGTCATATCCCTTTCTACAGATCAGGTCTACGCCGGTGGTGGGAGGTGGAAGCGCCAAGCGCCACACAATACCGGGGGGATGAACAAGCGCATCTATCGAACGCTTACCACTTCGTCAGGGACCGAGTATCGCTATGTCGCAACACTTTCTGGGATTACAAAAAGTTACAGCGATACTGTCCCTGATACGGTTATTGCACTGGGAGAAACATTGACCTCCACAAGCTGGGAAATGCCCCCGGCAAACATGAGAGGCATCGTTGTACTTGCGAATGGAATCGCCGCAGGATTCGCGGATAATGAGGTGCTTTTCTCAGAACCGTTCAAACCTTATGCCTGGCCCACTTCATATCGACAAACATACGACCAGGAAATTGTAGCCATCGCTGCAATGGGAACCACATTGATTGGCATGACCAAGGGCAATCCCTTCACCCTGACCGGGGTTGAGCCTGCGACCATGAGCGGAGGAATGGAGAAGCTGGGGGTGGCGTGGCCTTGCATGTCGAAACGAGGAGTAGCGAATTTTGCATTTGGCATCGGGTATCCCGCTCCGCAAGGGATGGTAATGATCGGGGCAAGCAGCGATATTGTCACAAAAGACTTGTTTACCCAGAAGGAGTGGTCCGAACTGAATCCCGATACCTTTATCGCCACCTCTGCCGATAACCGCTATTACTGCGGCTATTCGGCTGGCGATAGCTCCCTGATGTTCGTGATCGATAAGGCGGAGGATGCATCCTTTACAAAAATCAACCAGAACATCAGTTGCATCTGGACAGATCCCATAACCGGCAAGCTTTACATCGCCACAAACAAGAAAATCTACGAATGGGAAGGGGATAAGGGAACCAAGCTTTTCTATGAGTGGAAAAGTAAACGGTTCGTTGCTGCGTCACCGGTTAATTATGGTGCGGGGAAGATTGATGCCGATTTTGAAATGACGGAAGAAGAAAGAGCAGCGGCGCAATCCTCCTACAAGGAGGCTATCGCCGCCAACCAGACATTGATCAGTTCTTATTCCATGAATGACGGACTGGCAGATACATGCCTCGGTGAATACGAGATTGGGGGTGATGCGACACAGGATATTCCCCTCTTATCCATAGATTCCCTGCAATTTCAATTATGGAGCGATGGCATGCCGAAATTTACCAAACAGGTCAAGAATAACAGGGCATTTCGGCTTCCCGCCGGCTATAAGGCCGATAACGTGGAGTTTGTGCTATCCGGCAATGTGAAGGTGAACAGCCTCGTCCTGGCTGAAACAATGGATGGATTGAAGCAGGCATAACTGTCATAAGTTTCAATCGAACGGCCGATTGGCCCTCCAAGGAGTGCCCTCGAGCCGCTAAAGGTATTTCAAGCAGTTTTTTCTTCTGATTTTTGTCGCCCAAACACGAGCCGCCCCTATCCGGGCGGTTTTTTTTGACTATAAGAAAAGGAATTTTGTATGGCGAAGTATGTTCATTCCGATGTGCTGGATGGTGGATTGAATGCGATAAAAAACAATGCGGGCCGCATGCTGCTGTTAAAGGCATATTCCTTTGCTGACAGCTATGCAACCGTTAATGCTAATGCAATTTGTGCGGTTGCAATGGCGCCCGGAGATTATGCACTGTCAGGTGCCGATGGCGCAGCACGCGTGCTGACAGTCGCGGCACGCAGTGGAACAGCCTCAGCCAATTCGGGCACCGCACCGGATCTTCACATTGCATTCACGGACAACGTGAGCAAAGTCTTGCTGGTGACCGATGAAACCACCGATCAGGTGGTAACGAGCGGCAATACAGTCAATTTCCCAAGCCTGACTTACACGAGCTCCCAGCCCACCTAACTCAACTCCGGGCGATATTCCAGAAATCAAACTATGGCAACATTTACCCAAGCGCAGAGCGCGCGCAGCGTCGTGCTCAATCTGGGAACGCTGGCAAGCGGCACCTACATAACTTCGTCAGCCATTGATCTCGGACCTGCTATCCCGCTGGATATTACATTAGAGATTGAATGCGATCCGAACGGCACTCCAACCGGCAGCCGCCAACTCATATTATTCGCAAAACTGTCGCTCGATAATGTGAATTTCGGGAGTGGCCCGGAAAGCGGAACCGACGCCACCAATGAGGCTGACCTGCATTGGATTGGCACATTGCCGTGCAATGACACGAACGTGCACCGGAAGCTTTTCAGCCTGCAAGGTCTGCCAATCAGTCGTTACCTGAAGTTGGTCGTAAAGAATGACATGGGAGTAGCAGTCAGCTCAGGGAGCATTTACAGGGCCGATATTACCGGTCTTTCCACCTGATCTGCCGGCATGTCCCTGATCACCCTACGAAACAGGTTTGTAAGGCAGCCCCCGCGGGCTACGCCCATTGATTATGCCGGCCTTGCCAAAGGGATGCGAATATTGTGGAACCCCGCTGCAGGGCCGGTCGATCTGGCGACCGGGCGAATCTGGGCAGCGGGCGGCAATGCGGCAATTGTTCCGTCACAAAATGGCAAGGTGTTTTCGTTTGATGGCGTCGACGACTATTACGCCTATACCGGCTATCCGGAACTGACCGGCAATGTCGGCACCTTTTTTATGTGGTGTCCCATTGTGGGTGGTCCCGATATGCATGGCCATTGCCCCTTCGGGGCTTCTTCTCCCAACGCTTTCGCATACCAGATTTATCCTGACTTAAAAGTAGCTATTGGTTCCAATGGCGCCAGTTCTGGCACCCTTTCTTCATGGTTCAACACAAAAAACCGGAGTATTGTTTTCGTATCGGGGGGTACGGCAGCGACGTGCAAAGTTTTTCTCGATGGAAAAGAGACCGGGTTGACCTGGACAAGTCCACCAGTAGCCTGGGGAGCAGGGAACAAGAATTTCAACCTTGGACGATATGTTGGTGGGAATCTATGGGAGTTTGATGGCGCGATACTGATAGCCGGCTTTGCCGATACGGTCTGGGGAGCGGCTGAGTCACGGGCTTTTCATGAAAATCCATGGCAGCTATTCAAGGCACCTGCAAGAAAACCGTGGCCCGCTGATACAGGGCCTGGATTAAGCGGTGTAGCTGCAATACAAGCAAATAGCGGCAGCGCCGGAGAAATTGCTCAACATCACGCGCTTGCTGTTGCGGGATTAACACAGGCGGGTGGCGCCAATGCGGGCAAGATCGAGCAGAATCAAACCCTTGCGGCGGCTGCCCTTATTCAATCCAACCTGGATAGCGCTGCCGGCATTACCAGAGGTATTGCCTTGGCGAGTGCCGTAATTGCGCCGGGCAGAACCTTGAGCACAGGGAAAGTAAGTCAGGCGCATATGCTCAGCGTGGGCGCATTGACCCAAGGGAAGGTATTCCCAGGCGGAGCAATCACGCAAACTCATACCCTAATTGAAGCCGCCCTGGCGCAGTTCAACGGAGGCGGCGACCTCCCCATATCCATCGGCAGTGGCACGCTTGTCGGGACGCCCTTCATGCAAGCCAATGCTGGCGGAACGGGTGTTATTACCCAAATACACATTCTTGTCGCCACTCTTTGCATTCAAATCAATAAAGCAAGCGCCGAAGCGATAAGTGACGGGGTTGTGATTGAATCCGCGCTTTTCAGCAAACCTGCTGAGGCGACCTATATCAAGAAGCCCGGCATTCCAGTTGGAACACCTCCCTGGCTGAAAACCATGCTTGAGATACTGACCGGACGACGCGGAAACCGAATAGCGCTTCCCGCCTTTCGCGCGCTTACATTCTCTGCTCCCCCTACTCAGGCTGAATGCGAGGCGTTGTATGCGTACATAAATTCTGTTCGCGATTCTCTCGAACAGCTTATTTCACGTATGGATGGATGATGAATATTGAACTGATTTCGCTGCTCAAGGCAAATATGGGCTTGACCTTGACATCTGATCTGGCCGCTGATATCTGCGTTGCCGCCTACCACATGGAAACGCTTGCGCAACCGAGAGATATTGCACAAATCAAGCCTCGATATAACGGCCGCATAGTATTCGCTGTAGAGCGTATTGAAAACATTACAGAAGAAATAAAGCATTTGCATCGCATCCATTGGAATGAAACCGAGGGACACAGACACCGGCTACCGTTTCAACCGGATTACGAGACTTTTATCCGGTATGAGCAGGCGGGCCGCTACCTTCTTTTCACCGTAAGAAGCGAAGGAAAGTTACTGGGCAATTGCGCCATGTATCTGGACAAGAGCGCCCACACGCAAACACTTATTGCCACGGAGGACACGCTGTATCTTTTGCCCGAGGCGCGACGCGGCACTATTGCCAAGCGTTTTGTAAGGTATATCGAGAATGCCATGAAATTGTTAGGCGTTCGGGAAATCAACATTACCGTAAAGACCGTTAATAAGGCTGCACGATTTTTCCGATTGCTCGGCTACAGACACGTAGAAAATGGATTGACCAAGATATTGGAGATTGAAAATGTGTAGTTCGAAGCCACCAAGACCGGATCCGCTCATTGGGCAGGCGGCAAAACAACAGGCCGATATCGCCCAGCAACAACTGGATGTGGCAAGACAACAGCTCGAATGGGAGAAGGACAGAGCCAGGGTACAGGATCCGCTGATCCAGAAAATTGTAGATCAGCAGATTGCCTCAGGCGAAGCCAATGCAGCGAGGGCCGAATCGCAATGGCAGGCATACCGGAACCTGTTTGCGCCGATAGAAGAGCGCATGGTGAGGGAGGCCAACGAATTCGACTCGACTGAGCGTAAAGAGCGGATGGCGGCCGAGGCAGGAGCGGATATCGCAAAAAGTTATGAGGGTGCCCTGGATTCAAGCCAACGGACGATGGGGCGCATGGGAGTCAATCCTAATTCAGGCAAGTTTCAAGGCCTGGCCCACGAGATCAGCCTTGGGCTTGCCAAAGACACGGCGGGAGCAATGAATAAGGCCCGACGCGAGACAGAATTGCAGGGCATGGCCATGCGGCAAGGCATGGCCCAATTTGGGCGTAATATGCCCACCATGGGAATAGCTACCGATGCGGCAGCGCTCAATGCAGGTAACGCCGCCACTGACAATCTGGCAACGAAAGCCGGGCTGCATACCGCCGGCATGAATGCGGCGCAACACTGGTATGACGGCGCTCTCGGCGCGAATAACTCATCCGGCAACCTGATGCTGAACCAATATCAGGGACAACTGAATGCATGGCAGCAACAGCAGCAGAATAAAGCGGGAGGGCTCAGCGGGCTAGGCAGTCTGGTCGGCACCCTGGGCGGAGCTTACCTGATGAGGACCCCGAGCCTGCGAACGGGCGGTGTCATCAAGAACTATAGTGCCTATGGCTTATCCACATCCAAGCGCGAAGGCTATGCGGACGGTGGCATAGTACAAGGCCCCGGTACCGGCACCAGCGATTCCATTCCAGCTTCGATTGAAGGCGTGCAACCTATTCGGTTATCGAATGGCGAAGCGGTACTCAACAGGAAAGCGGTGGAACTTGTAGGAGAGGATTTCATTCACCGCCTCAATGTCGCGTCAGGGTTGATGAAGCGCAAGGCGACAGTGAACAAACACAATAGGGAGGGGGGACATGCTTGAAAGCCTGGGCGCATTTGCTGGCGGCCTTGCACAAGGTATACGCACGGGGCAGGATATGAGGCTCCGGCAGCAGGATGCCAACCGGTTGAGAAAGACGGATGAGCGCGAGGCGGAGTTGCATCGGGCGAGGATCGATAAGGCAGATTTTAACAGGGAAAAACGCGAGCGGCTTCGTGCCGCCAACGATGAGATAGCGATTCCATGGCAGCAGGATAAGCAGAAGCCATCTACTCCTGGTTACCCGACGCCTGGCCTGAGCACCGGGTTGACGAAAACACCTGCTGTCGTAGAAGCCGACATCGGGGGCCTTTCCAGCCTGAGCAAACCAGCAACACAAATTCCATCGGATGAAATGATTGCTAAGCGCATGTTGACTGGCAACCTGCTTGAAGATGCGGATGAACTGACGCGCATGGCGAACATTTACAAGAAATACGGCCTTCTGGAAGAAATGGCGCCCTGGATGAACAAAGCCTACGCAGCGAAGAAAAGGGGAATTCCCGATGCGCTGAGTTCCCTGTTAACCGGGAATGCCGGGAAAGCCAGAGAAATCCTGGAAAAAGGCGGATTGGCGCTTGCAGATGACCCTTTGCAACTGGATTCAGACGAGCAACAGAATGTATGAGATTCCGATTCAAGGATGGCGGCGAGACGGAAATCGACCTGAGGGAATTTGCGAGAAGGTTTTTTCCTTCGTCAATACTTCCTCCAGCAACTCAATAACGATTCCGATAAAAGTCTATAGATTGGAATTACAGTCTGCATACTCTCGTCTGAACATTATCGCTACAATAATCCCAAATGCATCAACCCCAAGAAAATAAGCTTCCAGTTTTTCAAATACTGTTTTTTTCCAATCTTGTTGTGCTCGCACTTTTTCTATGGCAGAGGGATAAAGGATTCTCACTATGGGATGAAGGTTTTCTTTGGTATGGGGTTCAACGTGTGATGCTAGGTGAGGTGCCCATCCGCGATTTCATGTCTTACGACCCCGGCCGTTACTACTGGTCCGCTACACTCATGAGGCTGTGGGGAGACAATGGCATAGTGGCCTTAAGGGGTAGCGTGGCGGTTTTTCAAGTGATGGGATTATTCGTCGCTCTACTGTTAATTGCTCGAAATGCAAGAACGCTAAATTTTCCCTATTTACTTCTTTCAACCATCACATTGGTGGCCTGGATGTATCCACGCCACAAATTATTTGATGTTTCTTTATCTATTCTGCTAATTGGGATATTGGCCTTCCTTGTGCAGAACCCTACAAGGAGACGTTACTTTTTCACCGGTCTATGTGTAGGTTTGGTAGCTGTTTTTGGCCGTAACCATGGTGTATACGGCGTCTTAGGCAGTTTTGGGGTTATGATATGGCTGACCATCAGGCAAGCAGATAAGTTTGAATTTATCAAGGGAGCTATGCTGTGGGCAGTAGGGGTAGCAATTGGTTATATCCCGATACTTCTCATGGTATTGCTGGTACCAGGCTTTGCTCCCGCCTTCTGGGAAAGTTTGCTCTTTTTCCTTGAAATTAAAGCAACTAATCTTACTCTACCAGTTCCTTGGCCTTGGCGTTTGGAATTTGACTCCGTATCTGTTGGTAAGACGATTCGTGGAGTGCTGGTTGGCTTGTTTTTCATTGCTATAGTCGTTTTTGGCATACTTGCTACCATATGGGTTACTCGGCAGAAGTTTCACAAGAGGGCTGTTCCATCGGCGTTGGTTGCAACTGCATTCTTGGCATTGCCCTATGCCCATTATGCTTATTCCCGAGCTGATGTAAGTCACCTTGCTAAAAGCATTTTTCCTCTATTAGTCGGTTGCCTAGTGCTGTTGGCCACAAAACCAGCGAGGATCAAATGGCCATTGGCACTTGTGTTATGTGGTTCAAGTTTATTAGTGATGGTGCATTTTCATCCCGCCTGGCAATGCCGGTCTAGCAAACAATGTGTGAACATCGTAATTTCAGACACCGAAGTGACCGTTGATGCTCGCACAGCAAGTGAGATCACTCTATTAAAGAAATTAGTTGCTAAGCATGCACCCGATGGTCAAAGTTTCATCACAACTCCTTTCTGGCCGGGGGCTTATCCGCTGTTCGAAAGAAAGTCTCCTATGTGGGAGATATACGCCTTGTTCCCGCGAAGTGAAAGCTTTCAGCAGCTAGAAATTGAACGAATCAAGGTGGCAAACCCAGGTTTTATCCTGATATTCGACTTCCCCCTTGATGGGCGGGAGGAGTTACGTTTCCGCAATACACACGCCCTAATTCATAGATATATCTCGGATAACTTCGAGATGCTGCGCGATTCGCCAAACCTGACCTATCAAATATATACAGTCAAGAAGACAACCTCATCAGAATATTCTGGATCCCGCTAA